GCAGAAGATTATTTAGATTTTGTTTTAGCTGGAACTACTTGGAGTAAAGGTACTGTTGCAAACTTTGGTAATGAGAATATAGATAGTGATAGGCGAATTACAGTACTTGAAGCTATTAGCAGAGGAGTAAAAGTTTTTGGTGGAGAGTTGTATTTTAATCAAGATAGAACAGTTGATTGGAAGTCTACAATTGGTACATTTACAAAAGTACAAATTAGATATGATAAAAATAGCAATTATATTGAAAGAAGGCAAGATACAAGCAAGTTAGTGACAAGGTTATATCCGTATGGTGAAGACAATATTACTATAAATACTCAAATTATAGAAAATTGTGATAAACCTGCTAATTGGGAAACTACAGATGAAGAAAACTTTGTTAAATCTCCAGATTCAGTAGATAGAAAACAAGGCTCAGCTTGTATAAAAATAACTGCACTTGCTACCAATTCTTTAAATGATGTTTTGACAAGAGATTTGGGGGCTGGAAATGAAATAGATTTAACTGGACATACCAAAATAAAATTTTGGATAAAAGCATCTCGTACTGGAACTAATTTACAATTAGGTATAGGTGAAACAGCTTGGAATAATAACACTCATAATATTAATATAATTACCGCAAATGAATGGCAAGAAGAAGAATGGGATATTTCTGGAATTGCAGATGCAGATAAAAATGCGATAAGATATATTGGTTTAAAATGTATTAATGCTGATGCAAATAATACTATAAGACTTGATTACATAAGAGCATTTGACGGAGAAATATATTTAGAAAGTGCACATTTATCTGATTATAAAAATCCCAAAGAAGTTGCATTATTTACTACTTTTAGTGATGTTGATGAATTGAAAGCATATGCGCAGGATTATTTAGATTTGTATGATACTCCGATTTATAGCTATAAGGTTAATATTGTTGATTTGTCAGTTATGCCAACTTGGGCAAATGAAGAAATTAATCTGGGCGATACAGTAAGAGTTTACGATTCGGATTTAGGATTAAATGTAGATTGTAGGGTTAAGAAAATTGTAAAGGATTTATTAGACCCTACAAAGATACAGTTAGAACTAACAAATAGTATAGAAAATGCGGCTTACTCGCTTGCAAACTATTATCAGAAGTTGGGTTATTCAATGCCGTTTCATAATGATGATAGAGTTGTAAATGCGGCTTCTGTTAGGATAGGATATTTAGCGAGCTCTGTAATCAGAACAGGTTCTATATTCGCTAACCATTACAACCAGCTGAGAAATGTATGGCAAATGAACTGGCAAGATAGTTTAGATAGCAGTTATCCTCTAGAATGCGAATTTTTTATACCTAAAAATGTAGACGAGATTAAGTCTTGCTGGATTCATATAGTTGGTAGGAATTTTAGAGCTTATAGTAAAGGCGCGGCAAGCGGCGGCGGGCAGACGTCAAGTGCGGGCGGTGGGCAAACAACATCTAGTGGTAGTTCTCATAGTCATACTGTGTCTGGGCAAACTGCGCAAGATGCTGGATATCATTTTCATACTATAGGATATAGCTACGAATCAACTGGAGAAGGAAATGCTAATATATTAGCTTCAGGTAGTCATACTCATACCTCAGATTTAGAGGAAGCAGGTACGGGATATACTTCAAAAGAACCATATGGAGGTTTTGATTCGCATAGGCATTTATTCAATCGCAGAAAGCAAACTTCTAATTCATCGGGTAGTCATGGACATAGTGATGCAGGGCATTACCATTCATATAGAGAAGCAGATGGTGTTACTGCTTCTTACGGCGATCATAATCATTCAGTATCGGGTGTAACTTCATCTTCAGAAAGTTCACACACTCATACAGTATCAAACCATACACATACAGTTTCAGACCATACACATAATTTAGTTTTTGGAATTTATGAAAGTACAGACCCTACAGGAGTTAATGTGTACGTAGATAATGGAGATGGTTATGGAAGTTCAATAGCTTCAGATGATAGTCCAGTTGCGATAGATGTGAATATTGCAAGTGAACTTACTACGGTTTCTGGATGGAAGAAAATAAAAATAACTTCAACTAGACTTGGGAGAGTATCAGTTGCAGTAATTATGGATTTAACATTATCAAGTATTTAAGAAAAGGAGGTAAAAATGAATGATAGTAAGATAATTTTTGAAGGGAAACTAGAAGTTCCAAAAGAACTCAGCTCTATAATGACAAAAGCAGAAATTAGAAACATGGTAATTAATAAGATTATTAGAAAGGTTGACAGAGCTCTTAGAGACGAAAGTGCCGAAAATAAGAATATAAAGATTAAACTAGATATTGTAGCTATTGATGATGCAGGTAAAGAAACTGATTTGTTATCTAAGATTAAGGAGAAATAATGGCTAAAAAGAAAATACTAAAAAAGAATGAAAAGATAAAAAAGTTACCAGATATTAAAATTGAAATTACAGTAAAACCAGACATAATAGAATGGAAAGCAAATGTTGATAGCATTGCATTAATTTTTTATTTGACGCGGGTTATTCATTTTATTAATAAGCAATTAGATGGAAGAAAGGAATAAATATGAACAATCAATTACAGAAAGTTGCCGAAATGATTAAGAAAACATTTCGTACAAAAGAACAAAAAGATTGCTTTGATGGGTGCATTCTTTATGTTGAAGAACATTGTGCTGATATTAGATTAATATGTATGAAAAAATTAGAAGAGAAATTTGATAAAATTGATAAAAAACTTGATAATATTGATAGATGCACACAAGAAATAAAGAAGGTAGTAGGTATAAATGGTAACGACTCATGAAAAAAGAATTAGGGACTTAGAGAGAAGAGTATTAAGGCTAGAAAAATGGCAAATTAAAATAGCTGTTTATTGTTCTATTGCTTATTTAGTACTTAGTACTATCATAATATGGCTAATTACATGGAGTTTAAACAGATTAGCCGAAAAATTGTTAGGAGGTTAATATAATATGTTTAAAAATTTTACGGTACTCCAGCATGCTACTCCAAATGGTGTAGCTTCTATGTATTTTGGAGGATTTATTTATAAATATAAAGGTAATTATCCTAATGGGACTTATCAGCAAATAAAAAATTTCTTGCTTAATGAATCTGCTAAAGATAAAGTTTATACTGTACCTTTTACTTTACGTGATGCAATAAGACAAGCTAAACAATATAGCATGAAGTTAGTAATCGGTATGAATGAGGTAATGCGTGAAGATATTCCTTTAGTGCCACCAGAACTTTTTGGAAAAGTTGCTGGAATTTTAGCAGATATTTTAATAGAAAATGGATTTAATGATACTACTGCCGCACTAAATTTAATTAATGAGCCCTGTGAACGATGGAAAATGACGGAAATGCAGTATGTGCAATACTGCTATAAAGCCAATGAATACGTAAAAGGAAGATTACCGTTAATAATTTCAAATGAAGAATATCATCGTTGGGATGAAAGAATAATTTTTGAACAAACTGTTGGAATACCTAAAAGAATTTTTGGAGTACATCACTTGTCAAGCTTAGACAGAGATATGAAAAATGTAGTATATGCAAAAACTCAAGCTAATGAGTGGAAAGTTCCAATTATATGCAATGAAGGTGGAAGTTGGTTTAAAAGCTATCATTCTGAAGAGGGGCATGACATAAATATAAAATTAATGTATGAATGTAAAAAATATAATTATTTAGGATTTACAATTTGCCTTCCTGATGTTAATCAAGCTGGAAGAAAAATTTGGCCAAACTTAGGTTATAGGATTTGGAGTAACGATTATTCAAAAATCTTATCTCAAAAAAATTGGGATAAGTTTGAAAAAGAGATAAAAAAGTATTGGAAAGGAGACAATCAAATGCCACAAGAACTAAGAGATTTACGGGTAATCCCGGGATATATGCACGGAGATGATGTAAAGAAAGTACAAGCTAAGTTGCGGGAGATTGGGTTTGATTTAAAAGTTGACGGCTGGTATGGACGGATGACAGAAGTAGCAGTTAAGAAATTTCAAGAACTTGTACAATTAAATCCAAATGGTGTAGTTGATAAAAACACAAGAAATATGCTTGAAGCAATTACTGTAGATACATTTTACCCTGAAGTATTTCAGAATATCTATGAAAGTAAAAATTATAGTGTAGAAGCTATTGATTATTATTTAGAAGAGTTTGCTCATCCTAATTTGAGGGGGCATGGTAAATACTTTGTACAAGCAGAACAAGAATCTGAAATACCAGCAGAGTGGCAGCTTGCAAATGGAGTTGCTGAAAGTTCTTATAAAGGAGGAGGAATCGGAAGTTCACCGATAGCCCAAAAATATAATAATCTGCATGGTTGGGGTGTGCCAGATAGCGGTATAACTGCAGAAGGCAGATTTGGAAGTCTTGAAGAATGCATCTTATATGTTCCTAAAAGAATAAAACAGTTATTCTTAGACCCTAAAAATTGGAGATATAATGGAGATAACATATTTGGGATTGAGGTTTATTATAGTACCGCTCCTTATAACGCGGTCAATAAAGCAAAGTACTACAGGGAAATTTGTAAATTTTTAGATGCAGGGATACGTTATAAAGTCCCAAAATATATGGATACTCTGCTAAAAGAACTTGATAAAAGATATATAAAAAAATAAATAAATTGTGTATAATATAAGTAATATTAAAAGAAAGGAGTTAGTATGAAGAATCCATTGAATTTACCTAAAGGGAGCGTAAGAAGTATATTAGCACTATTTTCTGTTGTGAGTATAATAAGTGCTTATATTGCTTGCGTATTTACAGAAGCTTCTTTTCCAGCTGAATTATTGGCGGTGGCAACTTTTATCTTAGGTTATTATTTTGGTGTTAGAGAAAAGTAAAAAAAACTAAAAAACCACTTGCAATAGGCGATTGTATTTGTTATAATTAAGGTGTTAACAGATGTCAACATTTAGCAAAGCATATAATAAGTGATTTGTATGTATAATGATAACAGCATAGCTTATTTTAGAAAAAAACAGGGCTTAACTCAAAAAGAAATAGCAGATAGAATAGGCATAAAAAGATATTATTATTCCATGATAGAGACAAAAACAATAATCCCAAATACAAAAATTGCTGAAAGAATTTCTTTTCAACTTGAAGTTCCTATAGGTCTTCTATGGACAAAAGAAGAACTAAATTATATTTCTTTTAAAAGTAAGGGTAAAGATGGCGAAAACTAATGAAGATCTGCTAAAAAGCAGAAAAGTAAGAGAGAGAATATATCTTAAGTATGGATTTATCCCTACTTCTATAATTGAGCCCGATTATAACTGGGGTAAAAAGATAATAGAACTTGATGAGCGCAAACAGCAAAAAATCGCAGAAAAAAAGCATGAGAGAATGTCTTATAATGAAATAACTTATATCTCTGATAAAGGCGAGAAAATTACTTTTAATAAACCTATCAAATCTTTTTTAATATCATCTCAAAACGTAAGAGGCAAGTCCGGTGGGTTGTCAACTTATCCTCCGGACTTGTGTCATTTTGTAGTTATATTCTACTCTAACGAAAACGATCTTGTTTTAGATCCGTTCGCAGGTCATAATTCAAGAATGCGGGTAACATATCAATTAGGCAGAAATTACGTCGGATATGATATCTGTAAAGAATTTATGATTTTTAATAGAAAAGTTGCAAAAGAAATCACAGGTGACGGTGCAAACCCTATGCTGTTTAGAAGTGAAAATACAATTACCTTAAGAGAGCAAACTTCAGAGAAAATGGTTGAAGAAGATAATACTTTTGATATGATACATACTTCACCGCCTTACGGAGTAGAGTTTTATGATGATAATCCATTACAGATAGGAACAAACGAAAGTTACGATGAGATGATTTGTAGATTAACAAAAGTACTTTCAGAATGTTATAGGGTTTTAAAAGAAGGTAAGTATTGCATCTGGAATGTAAATGATTATAGGGATAAAGGAATTTTCAGGCCTTTGCATGCTGATATTATAAAGGCATTTCAAAAGGTTGGATTTAAACTGCATGATATAGTTATTGTTAAATGGAAGTCCTGTATAGGGCAGGCATTCGCAACACAAATTGAGAATAGAAAGATTACAGCAAAAGCACATGAATATCTGATAGTTGGGAAAAAATAAAAATAAGTATAAATATTTTAATTAAAAATAGGAGAGGAAATAAAAATGGATAATCTAAATTATACTGAGAAAAAAATTATCAATCACTTAAAGAGATGGCATGTTGGTGAAAGCAGAGCTGTAGCATTTAGAGAGCTGGCTTCTGAATTACAAATATTAGAGAAGGAGTTAAGGGCTGTAGTTGCACATTTAGTTGTAGACCATAAACAATTGATTGGGACAGTTACAAGCAGTGGATGTTTTTGGATTGCAACAGAACAAGATTATAAACATACTGTTTCAGAAATTATCTCACGCATAGAAAAACTCTCTTTAAGAAAAAAAGCATTAGAGTATAGCTGGATTGATAAAAATAAGGGACAACAAAAGCTAAATTTTTAAATTTTGGAGAAAGCAAATAAATGTTTGACATATAGTTTATTTTAGTTTACTATTATAAGTGAGGTGAGATTATGGGAGAATTAAAAACAGTAGAAGAGATAGCTAAAATTTTTGGTGTAACAGGAATGGGTGTGAGAACCTGGATTAAAAAAGGACTACCTTACAAAATTGAAAAGGTAGTAGGTATAAAACCACGTATGGTTATAGATGTTGAAGATGTTAAAAAATTTTTAAAAAATTGGTGTAAAAACAAATAAAGAGATGTTTGTATGGTAAATATGTGTGTTATTTGCGGGAGCAAAAATTATTTACAAATAGACCATATTGTGTCTGTATGGAGAGTAGCAAACAGGACCTTTCCAATTGAATTATTAAATACAGCAGAAAATTTATAAACAATTTACAAAACGTGTAATAGTAGGAAATTACCATGAGCAAATATAAATCAGGTTTAGATTATTTTTCTTTTGATATTGACTTTTTTAATGATGAAAAAATAGAATTTGTTTCTGCTCGGTTTGGAATTGTAGGAGAAATAATAACTATAAAATTATTATGTAAGATTTATAAAAATGGATATTATTTAGAATGGGATGAGGATAAATGTTTGCTTTTTTCAAAGAAAGCGGGAGATAATATATCAACTGAAACAGTGAATAATGTTATTAGTGAATTAGTTAAAAGAGGATTTTTTAATAAAAAATTATTTGATAAATATAAAATATTAACATCACATGGAATACAAAAAAGATATTCAGAGGCAGTGAGAAGAAGAAAGAATGTTGTAATTTATAAGGAGTATTTGTTATTAAATAACCGAAATGCTGACATTATGCCCGATAATGTAAACATTATTCCTCTAAATGTAGACATTTTGGAACAAAGTAAAGAAAAGAACAGTAAAGAAGAGAAGAGTAAAGAAGAGAATAATATAGCTAAGGACGCTAAAGCATCCTCAGCAGAAATTTCATTTGATTTTGAATCCAAAAAGTGGATAGGAGTTAATAAAGAAGATATTTTAATGTGGAAGAAAGCATATCCGGCATGTGATATTTTATTATGTTTAAGGCAAATGCGGGAATGGTTATTAAGTAATCCAAGTAAACGTAAGAAGAATTATCGTAGATTTATTACGAATTGGTTGACGAGAACACAAGAAAAGGGGGGTAGTATTGGAACGAATAAAAAAGACACACCAAGGAAATATAAAACGATATAAAGCAATTGCTACTGGTGGGTTGTCTACAACCCCAGTTTTTGATATTGATTTAGAGTTAGAAGTGCTTGCCGCAATAGCGTTTAATCGTAAAATACAGTATAAAATTAATAAATTAAATGATGATGATTTTTATTCTACAGCTAATAAAGAAATTTATAAACATTTTAAACATGTGTTTAATAATAAAAAAATCATAGATATAATAACAATCGGGAAAAAAATAAATTGTGTTTCTCTGCTAAATAGAGAATATGCGGTATATCCTTCACAAATTGATTTGCAGATTGAAAAGCTAAGGGAATTATCTGTTAAGAGATTATTACAAAATATTGCATATAAAATGACGGTAATGATAGATGAAGGGAAAAGCCTTGAAGATATAAAGAATTTTTATAACGAGAAGATGCGTAGAATTAGCTTGGGGTTTAATGATGATATTACTACTGAAAAAATAGACGAAGAGCTTGAAGAGTATCTGACCCGTAGAGAGTTACCAGTAATAAAAACTGGTTTTCCTAAACTGGATAGAATTACGGGTGGGTTTACAAATGGGAGTTATACGATAATTGCGTCAGCCCAAGGGATAGGGAAAACTACATTAATGATAAATTTTTTGTCTCATATATGTAGTAAATTAAATAAAAAAGTATTATGTGTGTCGCTTGAGATGAGTTTTTTATCTCTGCAGGCTAAGATTATATCAAATTTAAGTGGTGTATCTTTTTCTAAGATGATGTTTGCAATGTCCGATCTAAACGAAGAAGAATGGATAAAAATTAATGAGGCTAGAGCAAAGATGAGTAATTTTAGAATACAATGGTTAGGACAAAAAGAAGTGTCAATAAATGAAATAAAAACAAAATTAAATGAAGAAGGCGATGTAGATATAGTTATGATTGATTATATGCAACTGCTTACACCTTCAATTAGGGGTAGGACTTTATACGAGACTATGACAAATATTTCACGTGAATTGAAAATTTTAGCGAGTGAATTTAATATCCCGTTTGTTGTTATTGCGTCAATTAACAGGGATTATTCTGACAGGAGTGGATATACCCCGCATATATCAGATATACGCGGGAGCGGGAGTATTGAATATGATGCTGATTTAGTGTTGTTGCTTCACAGGGAATCGGCTTTTAGGGATTTTGATAACGTAAGAGATAAAAATGAATTTGAGTTTAAGCATAGCGCTGAACTTATTATTGCTAAAAATCGTTTTGGTGAATGTAATTTAAAAATTAAAATGTTTTTTGACGGCGAAAAATCACTGATTAAAGAAAGTTATGATTAAAAAAAATGCTTGTAAAATATGTAAAAGAACTGTATAATTATATGAAAGTAAAAATTAAAAATAGAGGGTATATGAAAATAAAAATCTTAAAAGAAATAATTGTAATCTTCTTAAATACAATCTTACTTTTTGGCGGCTTAGCTATCATCTTAAATGCAAGAATTTTAAATGCAACAATATTGTTTGCGATAATTATGGTTTGTATCAGCATTACTTATTTTTTTTTATTAATTAGGAGGTAAAATGCGGAAATTTATAAAATTGGAAAATTTATCACACGAAGAATGGTTGAAAGCAAGAAAAAAAGGGATTGGGGGGTCAGATATTGCCGCTGTTTGTGGTTTGTCTTCTTATAAGTCTCCGTTGTGGATATATCTTGATAAAACAGGTCAATTGCCAGAACAAGAACAAGAAAATATAGCGGCAGAGTTAGGATTAGAACTTGAGCCGTTTCTATCTAAAAAATTTGTGAAGTGGATTAATAAAAATGAGGGTATAGAAATAAAATTAATGAAGATGCCGTATATTTTGCAGGATGATGAAGTAGATTATTTTCTTGTCAATCTAGATAGATTTTTTAAGCACCCTGATAGAGGATATTGTGCTGTAGAACTAAAAACTACTACAGAGTTTAAGAGGGATTTATGGAGTAAAGATGTAGTGCCAGATGAATATTATATGCAAGTTCAATGGCAGTTAATGATTACAGGATGGCAGTGGTGCTACTTAGTATACCTAATTGGGAATAGAACTTTTGATGTAAAGCTAATTAAAAAAAATGAAGAGGTTATTAAAAATCTTAGAGATAAAGGAAAAGAATTTTGGACTGAATATGTAGAAAAAAATGAGCCTCCTGCACCTATTGGACTTAAGAGTGATAGCGATGCTTTAAATATTTTATATCCAGAAGAATATCCAGATTTAGGAGATGAGCTCACAGGGGAAGAAGAAGAAGCTGTTGTTAAGGCTATAGAAGTAATTGAAGAGCAAAAGGAAGTGGAAAAAAGAGCTAAGAACAATATAACTAAAGCTCAGCAGGTGATAAAATCAATTATAAAAAGCAGGGAATATGTTATTGCTGGAGGGAGACTTATAACATATAAAACTGTGAATATTCCAGAACGTTTTATGAAGGCCACATCTTATAGGAAATTATATATTAGTAAACAAAAAGGAGGTAAAAAATGAGTGATATTAAAAGATGTGATATTTGTAAAAAGGATATTAGTAGTTATTATTACGAAGTACTGATCCGTAAGTCAAAGGTTGGGGAATTTCTTTCTTTCACAGAGCCTCGTGCTCGTATTGAGATTTGTTTTAATTGTTTAAAAAAAGGTATTACATTCGCATATTCAGATTTTAAAAAGCATAAATGTAATTAAAAAAATAAAGGAGACAAAATGTTAATAAGAATTGGAACAAACAAGTATTATGTATCAATAGGTTTAATGTATTATTATAACAAGGGAAAAGTTTTAAATTTATTTGAACTTTGTACTAGCACTTTTGCTTTTGTAATTAAACTTTGGAAGCCCATGATATATGTTGCATTTAGGGAAAGGATGTGGCAGGTTACTAAACATGGTATAGAAAAATGGTAAATTATTTTAATTCAAGAAAGAAGGAAAACGGAAAATGGGGAAAAATATAAAAATAAATTCTGCTATAAAAAAAGATGTTGAAGAAGAAGCCGAAAATTTTATAGTAACTATGATTGAGAATAAAATCCCTAGTTCAATTGAAATTTCCGGTTATGGTGGCGATATAAAAAAAGATGATATTGTTATGATTGAAGATAAAACTTTTTTCGTACCTTATAAAAGAAAATTTAAGATAATAGAAATTAAGAAAGAAAATGAGATTTTAAAATTAAAATTAGAAAGGATAAATGATCATAAAACAATTGATGAAAGGAGAACAAAATGGCAAAGATAGACGGAAAAGATTTAGCGACTAAAATAGCCAAGATAGAAAAACCAACTAGCATGCAGAAGTGGATTGAATCAAGAAAAGATGTTATTCAGAAAGCATTACCAAAAGGATATGATGTTGATAGAATGATACGAATAGTTATTGGAGCATTGAGAAATAATCCTAATCTTGTTAAGTGTACTCCGATTAGTTTTATTAGTGCTGTGATGCAAAGTATACAGTTGGGATTAGAACCCAATACAGTTCTGGGGCATGCATATATTATACCCTACTGGAACAGTAAATTAAAATGTTATGAAGCTCAATTCCAGCGGGGCTATCGTGGACTTTTAGATATGGCATATAGGACTGGCCAGTTTACGGAGATTTACGCTAAAGAAGTCTGCAAAGGCGATGAGTTTGACTATATGCTTGGGACAGAGAGATGGGTAAAACATAGAATAGGGAAAAGGGAATATGATAAAAATGGTAATCCAATTGTTGAATATGTCTATGCAGAATACAAAACTATAAAAGGGGGCAGCCATCTTGTTGTATGGACAAAAGAGATGTTAGATAGACATAAAGAACGATATTCGCCTGCGGCTAAACAGGATAAATTTAGTGCGTGGAATGTTTCTGAAATTAGTATGTACAAAAAGACAGTTTTAAAGGATTTATTAAATTATGCTGACATTTCTATTGAGTTTAGAAAGCAGTTGCAAACTGATGAAGTTGTTAAGAGGGAAATAAAACCAAATATGATTGATACTGTAAAACCTGTTTATGAGTTTAACCCAGATGATCTTGAAGGTATGGAAGAAATAGACATGAATAGTAAAGCAGATAAAAAAGAAACAAAGAAAGAGAAAAAACTTAAGAAGGGCGATAAATTAGTAACAGATAAACAAATTAAGAGATATTATGCACTTGTGAAAGAAGCTGGTTTAGATATTGATAAGGTAGATGAACGAATTAAAAAGAAATACAATGTTGAACATAAGAATGAGTTGACTATGGAGCAGATGGATGAAATTTATAAAAGATTAGAAGAAAGAATTGAAGAAAAAGTTGCAGAAGAAAGGGAAGCTAATAAAGAAAATGAAGATTTTAATAGGGATGAGTTAATAAGATAGGAATTTAAAAATGAGCGATATAGATAAAATAAAACTTAAAGATACAATAAAAAAGTTGCAAAAAAGATATGGCAGGGATGTTATTTTCTTCATTAAGGAAAATAAAGAAAAAAAGAAAGTTAAAAGGTTAAAAACTGGGTTTGAAGATTTTGATAATATGCTTGAGGGTGGATTCCCCGAATCAAGGGTGATTGAAATTTTTGGTCCCGAGGGAGCGGGTAAAACTTCAACTTGTTTAGCGATAAGTGCTAATGTGGATCTCTCTGTCTTTATAGACGCTGAAGGCACATTAGACGAGGGTAGGGCAAGCAAACTTGGAATACAGGATAAAAAGATGATGATAGAACGTCCTGAAAGTGGAGAAGAAATTTGCGATGTTGTTGTGCAGTTTGCTAAAGCTAATATTCCGCTTATTATTGTTGATAGTGTTCCAGCAATAGTACCTTACGAGTTTTTGGAAAAGGTTCAAAAGACTGGATTTGAGGCTAACAATATTGCCGGAACTGCAAGATTGCTATCACAAAAATTATTCCCAACTTTGATTCCTGTATTGAAGAATAGTAAAAGTATTATAATTTTCATAAATCAAATTAGGGAGAAAGTTGGAGTAATGTTTGGAGACCCTACAATAACTCCAGGGGGAAGAGCATTAAAACATTATACAGCGTTAAGAATACAGGTTAAACGTAAAGCATGGTTTGGGAAGCCAGATAATAGGATAGGGCAATTATGTTCTTTTAGAGTTGTTAAATCTAAAGTATCTAGGCCTTATAGAGAATGCGAGCTGGTTTTGCATTTTGATGAGGGATTTATAAGTCATGAAAGAATGAAAAAATTAGTGAAGGAGAATAAATGAAATTATCAATAGAGGATTTAGAATTTATTTTTAATAGTGCTTGTTTCAGATGTAAGAATATAAAATTTAATAAAGAAGTTTATAAAAGTAAATGTTTGAAAGGACATAAAGTTTTTGTTAGTGATTGTGAAGATTTTATAGAACAGCCGAGTATCTGCTATAGTTGCAAAAATTTTAAGAATGTAAAATATTCATCTTTGTTTGGAGATTTTGTTTGTGAAGCTAATTGTATAATAGGTT